TACGACCAATGCCACCGCCACATGATGCACTGCGCCTATGACGAGGTGAAGTATAAGGCACGGAAACTTGACAAATACTCCGACATATACATCGTATGTGCCGATTACCCTAAGTATTTTATCCCTGTAAAGTATTTCAGCTCTGACGATGCCGAGTACAACCGCATCTGTGCCGAGGAACTTGTGGAACTCCTAAACCAACGGCAATGAAGATAAAGGTATTTACATCATTTTCGGGCTATGATAGCCAATGTATGGCACTTGACACCTTAAAGGCCAACCACCCAGACTTTGACTATGAACTCATCGGTTGGAGCGAGATAGACAAATATGCCATTCAGATGCACAACGTGTTCTATCCCGAGTATAAGGACAGGAATTACGGAGACATAAGCAAGATTGACTGGGCAAAAGTCCCCGACTTTGACCTGTTCACTTTCTCTTTCCCTTGCTTTGTAGCGGGAACGTTAGTATTGACCTCTAAAGGCTATGTGCCAATTGAGGACATCAATGACGGCCATTCCGTACTGACACATCGCAACCAATATATGAAAGTGGTTGCTCCTATGAGACACAATTACGATGGGATGATATGTAAAATTAAAGCGATGTCGTTTGACGAACTCGTATGCACTGATAATCACCCTTTATATGTGCGAAAGCGCAAACGTATTGGTCACAAGGGTATTCGGACTTTTGAACCGCCTAAGTGGTTGGAGGCAAAAGAGGTGGATAAGTCATATTATCTCGGTTACGCAATAAACAAGGAAAGCCTTTTGCCAATATGGACAGGAGTACCTGATAATAGATGGGGACACCACAATATCTCTAATAGACTATGCCGATTGTTTGAGAACAAAACTTTTTGGTATCTAATTGGACGTTATATCGGGGACGGTTGGAAGAAAGTTTCTAAGGTTGGTAATGGTATCGTGATATGTTGTAGTGAAAGAAACAGAGACACCCTTTTAGAGTGCATAAGACTACTTGGGTATAAACCAACGATAGTTCACGACAGGACAGTGGATAAAGTGTATATATGTTCCAACGAACTAAACGCATTTGTTTCCAGATATGGATACAAGGCTCACGGAAAGCGCATAGACGGAGAAACGCTAAATCTTCCGATAGAATTGCTTGATTATCTAATAAAAGGATATTTGGATAGTGACGGCTATACCAATGGAATGTATCACAAACTGAACTCTGTAAGCAGGGAACTGATATACGGAATTGCTCAATGTATAGCCAAGTGTTATCACAGACCATTCAGCATATACAAGACAGTAAGGGAAAAGACAACCATTGTAGAGGGAAGAGTTGTAAACCAAAGGGATACCTATACTATAAGTTGGAAAGACACTACCGACAAACAGGACAATTCTTTTTATGAAGATGGTTATATATGGTTTCCTATAAACGATATTACCAAAGAGTTTGTGAAAGATATGCCTATCTATAATATGGAGGTAGAAAAGGATAACTCCTATACAGCCAATGGTGCAATCGTACATAATTGCCAATCCGTATCCGCGGCGGGACTGCAACACGGCTTTGCCGAGGGCTCGGGGACACGCTCATCGCTCCTTTGGGAGTGCAGAAAGGCGATAGTAGCCAAGCACCCGAAATGGCTTCTTATGGAGAACGTGAAGAACCTCGTCAGCAAGAAGTTCATGCCCAACTTCCAAAAGTGGCTTGACTTCCTCACTTCTGAGGGCTACACCAACCATTGGCAGGTGACCAACGCTAAGAACTACGGAATACCACAGAACCGAGAGCGTGTGTTCTGCGTCAGCATTCTCAATCCCGACAGACCATATGTGTTCCCCTCTCCGATACCATCGGAACTTCGCATCCGTGATATGCTTGACCCCGAGAACGAGGTGGACGGAAAGTATTACATTGACCAAGACAAGACGGACAAGTTCGTCAACAAGAACTGGGACAAGATTAAAACTATGATTGAGAATGAAGAAGATTGAGATGATAGGACTTCTAAAGAACACACACAAATGTAATCTGGTGTACTCCCCTAATGGGATTGTGCCAACGCTGAAAGCGTGTTCTTACAAACACCCTTATATGATTATGTTATGGGAAAAGCAAGAAAAAAGACGGAGTGGCTGACACGTTCACCACCTGCTATGCAAGGGCTTCGGCTACGAACTTCCTCGGCTCTGACACCACTGGCTGTAAACCATATAACACAAGGCTCGTATGCGTAATGATAGTGACGGAAATCCCAAAAGACCAAAAAGGCTCACCGCAAAGGCTTCCTCTTGGTCAAGGGACAGAAAGGGAAAGGTAGTAAACCGAAACTTCTCCGACATCTTGCCAACGCTCACAACGTGCAGCGCTGGCGGTGGAACAACTACTATATGGATAATTGAGATTTATGGATGATATAATTCAACTCGGCAACCTCGTCAATTCCGACAAACGAGACTATCAGCGTGGCAGGGTGTATGCCTCTTCGGGAATATCACCTGCACTCAACGCCTGCCAAGGGGGCGGACACCAGCCTAAGATTGTGGTGGGCTGTGCAAGCAGAAAGCGCGGGTCGGAACACGGAATTGAGATGAGAAAAGACAACGTAAGCAACGCACTGACAACAATTAATACTGACAGCATGATAATGGCAATAGACAATTCGGTGGAGCGTGAGGGGTATCGCATCGCAATACGCAAACTCACACCGTGGGAGTTCCTTAGGCACATGGGCGTTAGCGAGGAGAACATCGCCAAAGCAAAGACCTCGGGCATAAGCAACACCCAGATTTATAAAATGGCTGGCAACAGCATCGTGGTGCATCAACTCGCACCCATATTAGAACAGATATTCTATCCCGAGACACAGCGAGGGGAACAACTAAAACTTTTTTGAGATGTACAAGATTAAACTGAAACAATGGGTGGAGTGCAACAGGCTTCACAACGTGATAACCACCGTGCAGAATATGCGCAACTCTGCCGTTGACGCAAAGCGACAGGCAAAGAAAGACAAGGATAAGGAACTCTCGGAACGCAAACAGCGTGAGATTGAGAAATACGAACAGGACATCTTAGACTTGCAGGAACGGCTTCGCAAAGCCAAGCAGGAAGATGAGAAAAAGTCTCTTGAATGCGCCATAATGCGCACTAAGGTGTATGTGATAAGTTATTCGCTCCAAGGGGCGGTGTTTGACCTAAAGGAGTTCCTAAAGGCGAATGCCGTGGCGGACGGTGGCGAGAGCGGCTATCTGACGGAGTTGCAGAAGTGCAGCGACCTGCTGATGAAGATGCCCATGGAGTTCGGCACATACGGAGATGACAACGAAGCGTACAACATCTGCGAGGAGATAGTGAGCCGGGAGATAGACCGTGGCGTTCGTGCCGCCTTTGACGAGATGCTCGCCCAAGACCTCGCAGAACTCCAAAGGAAATACAACAGAAAATGAAAGCAATAGTTAATAGTGAAAAATCCAAATCTTTATCCGTAGCGTGTCTGTGAGGATATTATGCGGACGGACTTTCTGAAAGTCCGTGGGTATATTTGTTTTAATGGTTTATATTTAATGTTTGCCACTCAGTCCGTGACGGATTGGGTGGCTTTTTTTGTCTGTAAACAACCCATCGGCAAAACAAAAAGCACCACCTTGTCAGGTGGCACTTCAGATAATCACTAATACTTCCTCATCAAGTCTCACAAGCCGTTCAGTTTCTCAAAGATTTTCTCAATTGTGGCTTCCAGTCGGTCAAGCCGTTTTGTTTCCGCCACCCTCGGGTCAAGTTCCGCAAGTATCGCCGAACACTTCTCCACGGCTTCCTTGTGCTTCTCGTAGTTCCTTACGGCTTCCTCTGCCGTGGTCTTGATATTCTCCACATCTATCTTGATTTGCTCGCTGTCGGCGGCAATCGCCATACTTCCGAGGTAGTTCACGCAATTGTCCTCACCAACTACGAAGGTTTGCTTCCCCTTGCCGAGGTCTGCCACGATGTCTATAACCTTGCCCACCGCTCCCATTGCGCCAGCATTGGGTGCAAAGTAGGGGGCTGATACGCTTTCCACCCTTGCCTTTACATACTCCAGCGTATCACGATTGAATGCGAATACACTTCCGCCCTGCCTTATTTCCTTGAACTTCATTTTTTCTGATTTTTCGGTTAAATGGGGGCAAACATTCATTGCCCCCGATAAATTGGTTTACGCTCCCTTTAGGTGGTTGCCGTTGTGGTCTTCAGCGCACTCACGAGGTAGGCATTTTGCTTCAATTGGCTAAGTTCCAAGCGTGCATCGTTGTAGCGTTGTTGCAAGTCGGCTTGCCAGTGTTGGTTAAGCACATCAATGATGCGCTGTGTATTGTCCTTGCCAGCGTTCAGGATGTCGCAGGTCTGCTTCTGGGTCTCGTATGCCACGGAGGCAAAGCCACGCTCAAGCCCGGTGTTTGTGCGGTCAAAGCCCATCTGCATTCCGTTGATGATGTCCTTTTGCCCGAGTTGGTTCTCGTAGCCCATTCGGATGATATTCTGCTGTGTCTGACAGCAACAGTCCTTGACGGCTTGAATGATTGAGGAGTTGCCTTGGCTAATGGCATTAATCACACGTTCACTGCTGAACTTCACCTCTCCGCCTACGCTCTCAATTGCCGAACGCACACCGCACACGGCTTGGCTCAAGGCGTTGTAATCGCAGTTGATGCTTTGCGCTAATTCTCGGATTGCGCTGTTGTTCCCTTGGATTGCCTGCATAGCGAGGTCGTTGTTGTGGTTGTCGCTGATAGCATTCTGAATGGTCTGCAACTGCTCATTGGTGCAATTGTTTCGGTTGTTGCCGAAGCCGAAGCCTCCGCCAAACAAAGCGAGGAACACGAGGTACATAAACGGGTTGTTCTGCCAGTTGTTGTTGTTCATCATAGCGGCCGCCATTAAGCCGTCATCGTTTCCTCTGCCCATATAGGCGAGGGGGTGGTCGTAGCAATAGTGCTTCTCCACGGTTCTGTTTTCTTCCATAACTTCATTTATTTAGTATTAGCCCCAATATCGGGGTGCAGTGTAAAGGTAGCCACTCCCCACACCGATTGCAAAGATTTTACTTGCTCGTTACTTGCTGTTTACTTGCTCCATTATCCGCTCCGCCACAGCCCTCAGCACCCTGTCACGGCTCTTTGCCACGTTGTTGCGGATATGGCACACGCCTTGTCGCGTGCGTCCTATCAGCCTGCCGATTTCCGTGTCCGTCAGCGTTCCACACAGCACGGCAACCAGCACCCACCTTGCGTCCGATGCGTCACGCCCCCTGCCGTGCATCACTTCCGACGACGGCAAAAGACAAGCCCCGCAAACAAGTGCGAGGCTTTTCGCAAAAAATTTTCGCTTTTCCGTGAACATTCGCTCCGCTTTGCTTGTTATGTTTGCGAAGCCCGATTTGTCTTGATTATGTAAAGTAGTATGGATTAGTCATTTATGGTAATTGTTGGGCTTTTATTTTAAGTGCCGTCGGTCTTCACAGATAGGCGGCACTTCCTCTTATAACCATAAAAACTAAACAAAAAACAATGACTAAAAAGATATATTGTAACTCACGCCCACGCCCACATAGGGCTGAAAGCCTTTGGGGGTTAAGCCGTAGCCCATTTGCGCCCCGATGCCCCAACGCTTCGCACGCTCCTTAATCGTGATTGTGCGCTGATACACCTCTATGCTGTCAAGCGAGGGCTTATATCCGCTCACCCACGCCGTGTAAATGCTATCTCGGTAAATCTTCTGGCTAATGGGAACAATCGCCACGCTGTCACGCACCACGATGCTGTCTCTCGCTTCCACCCTCACGCTGTCTCGGTAGCGCATAATAGGCACAACCTCGTGGCGCACCGTGACGCTTTCAACTGCCACTGGATGTGCCACTCGTATTGTGTCGTATATCGTGTCAACGTACAAGATTTGCTTGTCTGTTGCCGTTTCCTGCCGTCCGCAATTGTAAACGGCTGTCAGCACCACGCACGCAAGCACAAGCCACATAATATGCCGCAGGTCAAAGCGCATAATACTTGCCCCCTCTCTGCTTCAGGTTCTGTTTCCTCTGCTCCCCATTGCGGTTGCAGACTGCCAGATGCACCCACTCCGCACCTCTTGCGTTCTTCTCGTCTATGTACTGGTCGTATTTCACGCGGCTAATCTTCAGCCACTCTTTCACGAATGCCTTGAACTTGCCTATTGGCTCGCCACCCATGGGGACGAGGTCGGCCGCATATCCGTAGCAATGTGCCGATGTGTTGCTCCCCCCGACGGTCTTGTTTAGGCGGAAACCTCTGTATCCGCTCGTTACCTTGATTGGCTTCCCCCACGCCTCTCTCAGTGGGTCAAGAAGTCGCTCAATGAGGAGTGTCAGGTGCTTAACGGCTTCCTCTGTCGGGGTGTTGTCTATGCCCCTTGCAGTAGCCGTGTCGCTGTGCGTTAGTTCCTTAATCGTGAAGTATTTCATATTTTCTTGCTTTTTCCGTAATTTTTCTGCATTTTTGCACCGCTATAATATAGCGGCGTTGCGACAACGCTGAAGGTTTTTATGTCTGGGGGTCGGCAGGAGAGCCGTCCCCCTTTCTTTTTATTTCTTCTTCTCAAGCATCTTGTACGCTTCCACTATCGCTTCCGCTATGTCCTTGCGGTTCTTCAGTATTATGCTCATCGTCTGCTCCTGCTCTCGTATCTCCGCCTTTTCCCAAGACTTCTCCCTCACGCTCAGGAACTCGCAAAATACGCAATACCCAGCCCACAGCAACGAGAATATCGGCAACGGAATAATCACGCTTGTAAGCAAATCCAGACACACAAGCACGAGGAATGGTGAAAAGTATTTCTTTGCCTTGTCGCAAGTGCGCTTCAGTCCCTTGCTTGTGGTTGCCTGTCCTAACTGCCGTGCCTTTTGAATGCCGAAGAAAAGGTCAATACCCATTGCCACTATCATCACGGCACAAGCCAAAGCAATCAGCACGATGTGTATCAGCACGTGGGTGCGCACGAAGTCCTGCATCGTCAATATCAGTTGCTCCATTGTCAGCCCCCTTTCTTCGTTGGCTCGTATGCCTTAAACCACCTCACGCTCTCCGCCTTTACCACGGCTTCGCTGTACACTTGTCCTGTGCGTGTGTCCTGCACTCCGTTCTCGGCACTTAGTCGCACTCTGCCGTTAGCCAATATCTCCTGTTTCATCGCTTTCATCTCCTATTTCTTCATAATTTGTTGTTTCCGTTAATTTCGCTTCCAGTGCCGCCACCCTTGCCTCAAGCGATGCAAGCCCCGACTTGTTGGCTTGAATTGTGCCGACAGCGTCAATGGGGTAGACTATCTCCGCCACAAGAGGAGTGCTGTTCTTGCCCTCTGGCACAACGGCTTCCTCCGTGCCACCGTTGCCCACCTTGTATGTTAGGTTCAGTTCATCGTAGGGGTACTCCTCGGGGGTGGCAAGTGGATAAAGGGTGGTCGTGCCGTCTGTCAGCACGTTGCTGTCGCTGTCGTCTGCCGAAGTGTACGCACGGCTTCCAATCCTCTTTACCGCCTTGGTGGGGGTAATCTCGTCGTATGCCGTGCCAGCGGACTTCAAGCCGTCAGGAAAGTAGGTCTGCATCACGCCCGACCACTTCCGCTCGCTCGCCTTGCCCTCTGTGTCAACCGCCTTGATACCCTCTGCCGTGGTGTGCCAGAACTCGCCCTCGGTGTAGGGGATATAAGGCACTTCGTCAATGGTGGTGTAGCCGAGCCGTTTTGCGAACTCGTCAGGTGTGGCTGGCTCGTTGCCAGCACCGAACATCGTGGTGAGGTCTATTAATTGACAGTCCTGCACAACCAAGCCTCCAACCACTGAAGCATCTGATTGCACCACATTTTCACGCAGCAGCACCTTCTTGTTGGCGTTGCGTGCGTCTGTTCCTCTCCATATAACTATATCTTTTGTTCGCCCACTATGGTCTATTTCCAAGGCTTTACAATTCTTCGTGTCTACTATCGCATTCAGATATTTGGGTGATGAGATGGCTATTCCATATAACTTATACGTCTCCCCTTTCCAAGTTTTTTCTTCCCAGCCATATAAGCACGCCGAATATAGTTCATACGTGTCTACGGCTGCATTTGTAAATTTTCGTAAATTCACAGGTTGCCTCACTTCCCACGACTTGCCGTGGATGCTCTTGATTGATGCCGTGCCGTCCTCAATGGCGTTCGTTCCGCCAGCCTGTCGGGCGGTGGTTGGTATCGTCTCCAGCGTTGCCGTACCTCGGGCGGTGAGGTTGTCGGCAGTGCCTACACGCATCGCCTCGTAGTATCCGTCATTGTTCGCTTTCGGTGCGGTCTTATCCGCCACGAAGTCATCCACCGCCTTTGTGGTGGGAAAGTGTGTATCGTCAACCGTGGAGAAGTCCTTTGCCTTGTTGGCGACATCTTCCTTGCCTGTGGCGAGGGTGGCGGTCTTTGCCACCGCCTCATCAATCTGCTCGCCCGTGTATTTTGAATTATATGCCATTATTTTTTACAATTAAGAAATTAAGTGAATTTAGTTCATCTATTTGTTTCTGCAGTCCGCTAATTGTGCTTTCCATTTTGGAAAAAGTCGTTTGCATCTGCCTGAAGTCGGTTTGCCGTTGTTGCTCGGCGGTCTGCCTTGCGGTCTCGCTTTCTTGTCGCAACGTTTCGGCTGTGCCACGCTCACGCTCGTTCTTGACCCTCTCGGCTTCGGCATCGTTCCTCAGTGTTTCCGCCTTTGCCCTTTCTGTCTCCGCTTCCTTTATCTCTTTGAGCGTGCTGTTGATGTCTGCGCCCACGGTGAGTTCTCCGCTGAGTTCCACTTCCTCGTCAGTAGCGAGGTTGTCGCTGTCCTCTCCGTCTTCCTCGCAAGTGCAGGCAACGAGCGCAAATGCACTGCACGCATCTACCACCGTCTGATTGTCCGTTCCCCTGTCCTGCCACAGCGTGAGGGAATACTCTCCGATGTACCTCTGCTCTGTGCCACGGAACACCGCATACACCACATTGCCGTCCACAATCTCGTAGGCGAGTTCAACCGGGGCGGTCATTCCGTTGTTCAGCACAAGCGTTAACCGCTCTGCGGAAAGTGGTGTGTCCTCTCCGTTGGTGGTCACTTTCCACCTTATGCCGATGTTCTTGCCTATCCTTATTTTTTTCATATCTCAAAGATACTGATTATTAATCGTTTATCCGCTATTTTTAGAGTGCAATCAGTGCAACCACAGCCCCGATGAGCGAGCCTACCAAGTCGGCAGTGATGTCGTGCCAGTCCCAACGGCTGTTAGGGTTTACCATATCTCCGTATTCCTTGCCCACGCCCACTGCGACACCGCTGATAAAGCCAGCCATTGCGATTGCAGGGGCTGTTACCGAGGTGTCAATGCCCAATAAAGCCGAGTACATCGCCAGTATGGCGGAAGTCACTATTGCCGTTGCCATACAAACCCAGATGTGCAGCCATTTGTCGTTTCCTATCTTCATATCCTTAAACATTTGAAAATTCATAAGTTATTATCGGTGAGAGTTCCCCGAGTGTGCTTGATACCACTTGGTACACAGCCTCGTATTTGACCTCTAAGCGTGTCTGCGACTTTATGCTTACGCTGTAAAGGATGATGCCGTCAAAAAGGGTAACCTTGTCGGGTGTCTGCTTGTACATCTTCCCTTGCGCAATCTTGCCGTTGTAGTCCTTGTACTTGCTTGTGTCGGTCGGAGCGTTATATTGCGAGAAATTGTCTGTAGAGAAGCCGCTGTACAGGTCGGTGTCGCTCTGCGCGTTGCTTTTCAGCTGCGCCTTGAAATCGGTTTCGCTCATCGTGGTGAAGTGCAAGTTCCCGAGGTCGCTCCAGTATTCCTCAAGCGTGGCGAGGAAACCAGTCTCCGTGAGTTGCCAGCCGATAGTGCCGTCCGCATTGAAGTAGATTGTCCACAGCCCCACCACGTTGCCGTCATCGTCATACTTGAACACATCCTCTCGCATCTTCTTTCCGTTGGGGTAGTAGTAGACGAGAGTGCCGTTTCCGCTTCCGTTGTACTCGCTCATCGGCTTGGTCTTGTCGTCATTGCCGTCTGCGTCCTTGTAGTAGCAGGCCACTTTCTGAATGTCAAGATTGCCTTTGACTGTTGTACGCTCCGCATTGAGGGTTATGGTCTTGTTGGCGATGTTTATGCCAGTGTCGCCCACCTTTGCCTCTATCTCCTCTGCGGTCTGCGTTATACGGCTCTCTGCCGAGAGTGCCGCCTTGATGTGGAACACCTTTACTCCGTCCCACGGCGTGTCATCGGACAATACAATGTACAGGTGCGGTGCGTCCTCGTTGACCACAAAGTCAAACGAGCCGTAGGCAAAGCCTGTTTCTTCGACTTCCCCGAACTGTTTAAGAAATCCTATCCAGTTATAATCTTCATACGCTGAATATTTTACGGCAAAAGCATATTGGTCTGCATCGTCCGCACTGTCATCACAAGTGTATATGTATGGGTAGATGCTTTCTCTCTCAATTCGTATTCTGTCGCCTTTCCTCACATCAGCAATGTGAAGTCGGATAAATCCTATATCTTCATCTTCATTTTTTGAAAGTCCCACGGCAGATTTTGCCTTATCGTCAGCCGTTGTCACATCGCCCCCGGTGAAGTTTTCCCTGGTGTATATGTCGTATGCCTGCGAGGTCTTGCTCACCACTCCCTCAATCTTGCCAGACTGCACATCAAGCGATGCCGTGTTCTTCTCAACGGCTTTTGAGATTACCTCAATGTTGCCCTGCGCCTCCTTGATTTTCCTCTCCTGCGTGGTGAGTGTCTCGTCCTGCCCTGCGAGTTCGTCACTAAGGTGTCCGATGTCCTCTCCAAGTCCTGTGATTTCGTTGCCCAAGCCTGTCAGTTCATCGTTAAGGTCTTTCTCCGTGCTGTCCTCGGCAAGCAGTGTTATCTGATGACCCTTGATGATGTTCTTCTTCGGGGAAAGGAGCGTGGTTACGTTCTTGTCAACTGAAATGCTGAAATCGCTTATGCCGTGCAGTTGTGCGAAGTAGGGGGTATTCTCCCCGACCGAAGCGAGTATGATAGCGTTCTGCCGTTCGGTCTGTGACGAGCCGAGGCACACGATGTTGTCGCCTGCCATAGGCACATCGTTTCCGTCAGTGTCGGTGTATGAGAGTGCCACCCAGTGGAAGCCGTCCTCGGGCTGTTCGCTCACCGCCACAACTCTGCGCCAGTAGTAGCGTGCGCCAGTGGAGAGGTTGTACTCGTGGCAAAGAGCCAAGTCACCCACCTGCCAGTCGTTGGTCACTTCCTTTTCCCCGTCAGTCGCCTTGAAATAACACTTGTATGCGTTGGCTGATGACGAGAGTGTGAGGAATGGCTGTCCGTCAGAGGTGTAAATCTCACGCCCCTTTGCATCGGAGAAAGCGATGTGCGGAAAGTATTCGCCCACACCTGCAATCACCGAAGATGCAGGGGACTTTATCTCCACTCCCCCGGTGTGTGTCACCTTTCGTATCTCTAAGGTGTCAAAGGTCGCCTTGTTGCGCACATAGAGGTTGTCTGTGGTGATGTACGACTTTCCGCCACGCATCTCAATGGTGTAGCCGCTGCCCCCGAAGTCTGGCATATACCCCACGCTCTGCAAAAAGTCCGTGTACGCCCCCTTGGCAAAGGTTACGGCATTGGGGAACGTTTCCTCTATGTCTTTTCTTGCATACCGCTTGTCAAACAGGATTTTTGACTGTGAAACGATGTTGCTTGGTGATAGGAGTGTCTTTTCCATATTGTCTGACACTTGCGAGGTTATTCTGTCAACAAGCGTTGCATCTTTGTCTTCGCTGAGTGTCACTTCGTATTCTGGTATCAGACTTTCTCCGACCTTTATATTCAGCGTGGAAATGGTTATGCTCTTGTATATGCCCAAATCCTCATCGCTGAACGTGAAGATGTCTCCCTCTTTTATGGTTTCCGCAATTTCCTTGTGCCTTGCAAGGAAAATGTTGTCTATTTTCGGGGTATATGTTATCTCGTTGTGGTCGTTCTCCGCAAGATACACTTTCGCTCTTTCAAGCAGTCGGTATTCTGCCGCCACGATATACACATCGGGCATATAGATGTTCAACAGCACGAATTTATCCCCAGCCTTGGCGTTATATACCTTGTTAGGGAATACCCACTGAATGTCATCGTCCAATATTCGGGTAAGCGTGAGTATCTGCTTCTTTCCGTCCTTTGTAACCTCTGTGATGTCAAAGGTGCGTCCCACCAACGCTCCGCTCGTGAAACTAAGTTGCGCTGTTTCATCGGTCAGATAGTCCTTTATGTTAAAGCCGATGTCCTTTAGTGTGACCTTGAAAGAGGACGGACTGATGTTTGAGCCGTTTTCTGGCAGATAGCCGTCATCAGTCATCTGCTCTGCGGAAAGTATCTCGTCAAGATTGCCGTTGTCGCCAACATCAAGCGTGATGTCAAACCCTGCGTTTCTGAGGTTCTGGGCTGTCATATTCTCCATTGACGGATAGATGTTGTCCTCATCGTCCTCGTCATCGGTGTCAAAGAATGTAGTACCCTCGTTTATGCCGTATTTTTCAATACCAGTTATGCTGTCAATGTACACATCTTCACCTTTAGTTCCGCTCAACACACATTTTCCGCAGAGAACACCGTCCTCGTTGTATAGGTCTTGCGTCCGTCCTATCAAATCCCCGTCGCGCAACATCGGCAACATCAGATTTGGAAGATACATACTCTCGCTTATCAGAAGTGTCTGATTTTCGTTCGGCTTGTCCTTGACAAACGACACTTTGCCGTTGCCGTCTATATAGAGTTTGTTGTAATAGCGGTAGGGTATATTCCGTGTGCTTCCGTATGCCCTGAGTCTTGTCACGATTGCCGAGTTGTCGTTTGTGGCGGTGGCTATCTCTTTTAGTCCGTTGCCCTTGCCGTACATAAACTCATGCTCAATGCTTGACCCAACACTGCCTATCACAATGTGCCTGCCCCTGATAATGAAATTGAGGTCAAGTTCGGTGTTGGCAAGCACAAGCGCATCCCAACATTTGATGTTTTGACAAGAGAAGTTGTGTGACTTGCTCACAGTACCCTCGGCTACCGATACAGTCCATTTCTGTTGGTCTTGATATAGCCTGTCAAGGTTTGCTTGTATTCTGTCGGCAAGTTCCTGCACGCTTGCCGCATAAAACGAGAATGTGGGCAACGAGGTATAGTGTATGTCGTTGTCGTACTTCACCACATCAAGGAAATCGCATCTCGTCAGTTCATCGCTTGCCGCATAAAAGGTTATGTTCTCATACACGAAGGCTTCTCCGTATGTGTCTCTGCGGGAACTCTTGTTCACCGCAGGAGTGTATCTGAGCGTGAAGTTCTCCCCACGGAACGTGATATAGTCACCATTGGCAAACTCTATCGGTGTGGGGGACTTTATCGTTGCCACTACGCTGCTCACGCTCATAAACTCCCCTTGATATTCCAGAGAGTGAACTCCGCACCTCACATTGCCCGATATGTCATATACTTTATACATTAAGCGTAATGTCTGTTATTGGGTCGTTTACTTTAAGTTTTACCGTGAACTGCACCATATATTGTCTTCCGTCATTGTGTCCGCATCTGAACTCCGCAGTATCGCTGTAAGAGAGGTATCTTACCCTTGTCCTGCCTATGTCGCTGTTAGGGTCGTAAATGGCAAACTCGCCTCCGCTTACGAAATCAAGGAAATCCCTAAGATTTAAAGCCAATTCGTCAATGCTGTCTGATTTTATTGAGAGTTTGGCTTCTACCTCGTATGACTTGAAATGCAATGTCTCGGGGATATATTCCTCGTCTCCGTCCTCATCGTGCCAGTCGTTCTTCGGCAAGTCCTTTGCTTCCGCATAGCGTTTCAGTGGCAACTCGTTCGCCGCAATGCCCCAATTTGACAATCTATTGACACTGGTGTTGTTACCGCTGAGCCTTTTTATGAGAATATCCTTTGCCATACTGCAAATTTAATAATATATGGTATAAATATGTAATTATTTTGCATAAATATGATTAAAATCCCTATCTTTTTGTATAATTTCACCTGTGTATGCAAATTTTGTGCTGTGGCTGTAGTTATACACTCTCTGCCTGTGGTAGCCCTTGTTGTCTATCGTTACCTTGGCGTTGTCGTAGGCATACACCAAGACCGAGGCGAAATCCGACACGGATATTTTCACTTCGCTGTCGTGGCGAGCGTACACCGTCACCACTTCAAAATCGTTAAGCCGTATTTCTCCGCTACTGTTGCCCAAAAGCACCATAACCCTTTTCTTGCCTATAATCTTGTCGTTGCAGTACACTCCGTTTCTCCTAAGCACCTCTTTGCTGAAATTACTCTCTATGTATTCAATGCTCGGGAAATCGTGCTGAATGGCAAAGTCTATGCCCTCTACATATTTTCCTACAAGTTCATCGCTGTCTGGCATTCCCCACTGGTCTTGCCATTGCTGGCACAGACCGAGGGAAACCGCCATTACCTTTAATTCCTGCTGTAACTCCATATCAATAAACCTTTACTCTCATCTGTTTTCCGTTTGACCCTACGGTGACAAGCCCCGATATGGCCGTCTCTATCCGTTCGGCCGCCTCTGCATTGCGCATAGTGTTGATTGTGATACTCTGCAACTCCCTAAGTTGCGCTTCGCTTATCTCCTGCAACACTGGCATTGTCACATCAAGCAGCGAACCTTGCAACATAAGCCTTGCCCTTATGGCATTCAGATAACTTGCCAACAGGTCTGCCGTATCTTCGGTTATGCTCTGTATGCCTGCGCTTAGTCCGCTTGTTGTTCCGCTGAGGTCTATTCCGCTCTGTGCGGCGGCTTCCTTTATGGCATCGTAGAGTTCTTTCACATTACCTATGCTCGTCTTTAGGTTGGCGAGTATAGGTATCATTCCCTCTACATCGCTTCTGCTTAGCGTTAGGTCTTTGCCGAACACTCCGCCCATTCCGTCCTCACCGAACAGATACTTCTGCAAGTCTTTCATCGCAGGTTCAAGGATATACAACTGTGCCATATTCTTGACAACGTTCTTCAACATATCTGCCACGGTATTGTTGAATGCGTCTGCCGCACTTGACCCCTCTGCAAAAGCATTGATAAGTGAGTCGCCTATCTGGCTTGCCCAATCTTCAATGTTTATTGAGAATAACTCGCTTGCAAGGTCTTGCGAGTACTGCAAAATGGCTTCCTTTGCTTCTAAAACCTCTGCTTCCAAGTCGGCTATCGCATCTTTGTCCTTTTTCTTCTTCTTTCTCTCGTCTGCAAGTTGCTGTTGCTTCAGATAATACTGGCTTTGCAGATTTTCTCTTTGCGAGCGGTATGTCGTTCCCTCTGAATATCCCTTTTTCGTGTCCATTCCGTACCCTTTGCCGAGAGTGTATTTAAGCCGTGTTTCAATCAGTTCATACACCGCCTGCGCTTTCTTTTCCTCTCGTTTCAGGTATTCTATGTGCTTTTGAAGTGCCTTGTCGTGGAGAGTGAACAGAGAACCCACTATTGACACTGCACTCATTGCCGCCGAGATATACGGAGAAGCTTGTCCCAATGCCTTGCCGATGCCTGTTGCACCCATTCCGTTTGCCAAATCCACCAATGTGTTCATATTGCTTTGGGTACTTGAAATTGCACTTATCGCCCCGGAGATTGTTTCCGTCACATCGGATATGGCTTCTGATATATCCTCCAAACCGAGGCTGTCAAGCAACTTCGTCACTGGGTCAAGAGCGGAACTCAATGCACTAAACCCTTTAGACACTCCCTCTATGCCTTTTTGAAGCGATTGTAGGGAACTCGTTGTAGTGTTTTCTACATCGTCTTTCGTAATGGTTTCGCCTTTTTTCTTGCCGAATAGTTTGGCTTCTTTTTCGTTTGCGATGACGTGGTTGCCGTTTTCATCAAATGTGATGCCGTTAGTCACTCTTAGGTTTTTCAGTGCATCGGATATGGTCTTAAACGGATTTCTCTGCTCAATCTCTTCCCTAATCTTTTTCAGCGCATTCATCAGTTCCTTTAGAGAAGATGCATCCGCTTCTGTTTCTGGTTTCATGTCCGAAAATACTTCATAGAGTTTTTTCAGCGAATTGTAGCCAAGTCTGCCCAAGTCGTCAAACATTTGTGCATATTGCGGAGTTGTCTTGAAGTTGTCCCATTTTGCCTTTGCCGTTTCCTCTGCCTGCTGCTTTCTAAGGTTATTAACAACGCCATCTCCGAGGTTCTTGCTTCGGGCTTCAGAAATCATATCGGCATATTTCTTTTCTATCCCCTTAATGGTGGTATCCAAGTCCTTAGACTTATCTATTGCCGTGATAAGGTTGTCTATAATCTTATCCTGCTCGTCCTCAATCATCTTGAAATATTTCTGTATGAGTTTCGCACCGTCCTCACCGAATAGATTGGTAAGTTCGTTGTCGCCCATATCCTTATATTGCTCTATCGGCAGTCTCATCTTGCTTCCCAATGCCGTTTTTATCTGTTCAGCCAGTTGCTCGCTCTGCTTGCCGTATGTTATATTGTTCCCAAATGCGAATTGTTTTGCCGTGGCTTCATTGCCTGTCGCGCTTAGCATCTTGTCGTAAACGCCCCATTTTTTCGTGTACCGCTCTATTTCCTTGTTCAGCAGTTCAAGGCTGTCGCTTAGTTTCTTCGCCTCATCGTCTGCCTTGATGCCGTTGACCCAAGTGCGCAGTTCCTCAACGAATTTCTGCCTGTCGCCAGTCCCTTTCATGTTCTTTTCGGAAAAGGCCAGATAATTTTCCGCCAGTTTGATTTGGTCTTTGAAGTCAAGATTTCCGCCCATGGCGTTTAAAAATTCTTTTCTGTTAAGCACCCTGCTTTCGCTGACATTCTTTGCACTTTTTTTCGCCGCTTCTTCCTCTCCGTAGAGTTTTACGAGTTTCTGATACTCCTGTATGTATTTCTTCAGAATGGCGTACCTTTCCTTTTCCGCTTTCAAAGCCTCATCGGTATGGCTTTTGCCTCTACCGCTTCTCTCATCGTCAGGGCTCCAGCCATAATTAGACATTGTCCTTCTTATCCATTCCCTATGCTTTTTCAAGTCTTCAATTTTTTCATTAAATCTCGTTTCTTTTTCTGGGGTTCTTTTAAGTTCTTCTTCTATTTTTTTCAATTCGTTATTAAGCCTGGCATACTCATCAGCCATTGAAGATGTCTCTTGCGAAAATTGTGACAGATATTTGTATTCTTCGGTCTCTTTCACTCTTTCCCTTGGGTCAAGCATAGGGGAAGGTAGTTTTTTTTGTGACAAGTCTATTCCATTCCATCTGGCTATCATTTCCATTAATGATTGGGTAGGATTGTTTATCTGTGTTGGAGCATTGCCTAATGCCACTTGTGCGTGTATCGTAAACGGGGTTTTTTCCAATGCTTTCAGCATATCCAAAAACTCATTTCTGAAACGAGGAAGCTCTTCAATTGACCTGTCAACGCCCACTTTATATAAGGCGACCATTTCCGCTTCCGCCTTTTTCCTTTCCTCTGGAGTTAAAAATGCGCTTTTCTCAAAGGCTTTTTTTAAATCAAAGCCTTTTTCCGTGGCAATATCCTTTACTTTGCCCATTATCACATTTAACGCTGTAGATGATTTATCAAGAATTTCTTCTTCGTTTGCGTTATATTTGAATTGCAAATACATCTTTACAATTTTTGCATTTTCCCCCGATAACTTTTCATTTCCAACGGCATATTGGTCTATCTGTTTATTAACATACTGATTTCTTGAAACCACATCCATACTTTTAATTAACCCACCTGCAACATTGTCTATGTTTTCCTTTAACATTTCCAGAACTTCGTTCAAGTCTTCTGTTGTTTGTTTATAATATGATACGTTGTTGGCAAACGTTGCTCTGTCTGGCAGTAGTTTTTTGCTAAAGTTACTTAGGCTGTCGTAATCGCTAAGTGCTTTATTGTATTTTCTTACTGCTTCGGTATATTCCTCTAACGTGTTCCCCAAATCATATTTGGCTAAATCTGTCCAACTGCGAACATTTGAAGTTACGCCAGCATCAGCGATTTTTCGTAATGCTAAATTTACTTTATCAAGACTTTTTATTTCGCTTTCAACTACTTCTAATGCCTTGTCTATATCCTCTGTCTTATATGCATGCACTGCATATAAAATGCCCTCTCCGTCTTGGGAAAACTCATTTATTTTTTCCAATCCGTCTTCAAGAGTTTTTAGTTTATTGCCGCCATTAACCTCTACGGATATTTTTATATCGCCAGCAACAGATTGAAGTTGTTCTATTTCTTTTGTCGTTTCTTCTGCCGTCTTTTTTAGTTCTTCTCGCAGTCGGTCGTTTTCTTTTGTTGCATTCCAGATAGCGATTGCTATTCCTCCTATCGCCCCGGATATCAACGATGCCCAACCTCCTACAAAAAGATTTGCGGCCCTGAGCTTAGTGATTATTTTCCCGAGATTATTAACAAATGCCTGTGCGGTATATACGGAAAAGGCAGTTACTAACGCGGCTCCGAGGGCAATTACGGTATCTTTGCAACGCATAATGTATTTCAATATGTCAACAAAGAACCCGAGGACAGACTTCGCTCCGCTACGACCGATTTCATATAGGAAAATGTTGTAGGCATCGGACAGGTTCTTGACCTTGCCAGCCAACGTGTCGGCCTGCTTTTCCTGCATATTGTAGAATATGCCGCCCTTGTTGGTCATTTCCTCTATCACGGATTTCACCATGGCGAACGGCACTTTGCGCCTTGACACATAGTCAAACACCTCTCCCACGGAAACCACCCTGTGTTCAAGTTCGGAAAACTTGTCGGCGAGTTTTTGCAACAAGGGCACACCAGCCTCGGTGAACTGACGCACTTCCTGACCACGGAGATACTCGGCTGAACGTACCTGTCCGTATGCCAATATCAAGCGACCCATATCAACACCAAGGCCAGCAGACATATCCGCAAGCCGTTTGGTGGTGTCAAATATCTCATTGTATGGGATTTGGAATGCTGTCAACTGCTTGGTGAAACTTACCAATTCAGGAAATTGAAATGGAGAACGCACGGCAAATGACTTTATCTGGTTAAACAGCATCGCGCCCTTGGAGTTGCTTGCGAGCATTGACTGGAGAGCAACCAACTGTTGTTCAAACATACCGATTGCGCTTGTCAGGTTCTTGATAAACCCGACCGCAACGCCAGACATAAACACTTTCTTTATTAGGTCAATGCTTTTGTCAATTTTGTTTGTCGCCTTATCTACATCATTTCCGCCACCGCCAGAGGTTTCTTTCCCAATCTTTGCCATTGCATTCTTTACCGATTGGGTGAATTGCTGCTCCAATGATGCAAAGGAACTCTTGCTGAACCGCACGTTCTTCAGCGTCCACGAGTTTGAGTCAAGAGACTTCTGCAACGATGTCATCGCTTCTTTGGTCAGCGTGGCTTTTTTGAGATATATGGTAAGGCTTTTCTCGCTCGCCTTTTTTAGACTTTTCTGCAAGTTCTGTGCGTTTATTTTCGGGTCAATGACAAATGCATCGGACATCTTCTGGAGATTTTTCTTCATCTTCTCAATCTGCCCTTTCGTGCTGTCCCTGAATATCACATCAAAATATAGGTCGTCTAATTTCATCGCTTGGTGTTGTTTAAGATTTCATCTAATGATATTTTTTCTCCCTTATTGGCGTTCTTTTCCTGCCACTCCCTTAACTTCTTATCAATCTGTCGCTTGCTCGGCTTGGCCTGCTTGCCGTGCGTATATACCACTATCGGCGAGTCTGCCACCATTAGTTGTATCTGCGCCGCCGTGTAACCACACCAGTACCCCCACGCTTTCACCGTGAACATCCCGAAAAGGAAGTGCTTGTCTGCCAATAGCCATGGTCTGTCCTTTCCTATTGCGTGGGCTGCCCCGAAGAAAGTTCTTGACGGAAACGCTCGGCTTCCTCCCTCGTCATCGCTATCATCGTATCCTTCATCCCTATCAGAAATATGGTATTGAGATAGTAGTCCTCCGCACGAACTTTTTTTTTACCGACTTCTATGAGGGGGTGCAGTTCATACTCCATATATTGCTGTATGTAGTAGAACCACCGCCACAGAAACCAGTGGAACAGCCTTATCTTAAAAAATCCGTTCAGTACCATTGCGGCTGCGCACTTGCTTGACACCTTGCTGTCATCGCCCTTGGCGAGCATTATGTCGGTTATCTTGCGTATCGTGTCGTTACGCATATACTTTACCCGATATGTCTTGTTGCGCACCCTCACCTCGGTAGCCTCGTTCTCCGCCACCGCATTGAGTTCCCTCTGTTCTTCCAATTCTGGTTCTTTTGTCACTCTTGCCATATTCCGATATTTAAAAAGGGACGGCAGCATATCCTACTACCGCCCCGGTGTTGTTAGGTTAATTCTCCTGTTCAGCCTGCTGCGGCTGTGCCTTTCTTCAGGAAGTAGATTGCCTCCCCGGATGTTGATGCCAACGGTGTGCAGGTAAGGTTGAAGTAGCCCGGCTTGCTGTCCTCTATCACTACCGAGGAATAGATTTCCACGTTAGGAAGATAGATTGCCACCTGTTTGTCCTCTGAACACAAGAGCAGACCGCACTGCACTTTCTTAGGCTCCAAGTCGTAGCCCTGTCCCTTGTAGGTGAAACCCTCAATTGATGCGCCCAAAGTTACTTCCGAACCGATTTTGTTGAGGAACAGGTCGTTCACGCTGTCGTCAAACGAGCCAACTTGGAACGACACATCGCTGTCCCCTGCGTTTGCCATTGCAGTCCAAGTCTCGCCAGTGGTGAGTTTCACCTTGGTCACATCGGCATCGCCAGTGTTGAAAGTCACTCCGTCTGAAATCACTGGAAGTTCCATATCAGCCGCCATTAGCGCAGACGGCGCTTGGTTTGCGGTCTTGAAGAGATAAACCTCCTTAATCTTGTTGAAAAGCGTCTTTACGCTTCCCAAACTCTTTGTAATTGTTAAGTCTGCCATGTTTGTCTATCATTTAATAATTAAATCAAGTCTTATCATTATTCTCGTAAATTCTCCCTCTATGTCGCCAAATGTCAACGATGGCGATATTATGGAAAAGCAGTCATCGCTGTATGGGAACAGTGTCATTACCTTGTTGGTCAGTTCGTGGATTTCCGTGGAGTTCTCAACACCGCTGTCCCTGAGCCGAACATACAGGTCAACATACCCGGTTGTCTGCTTGTACGCTCCGTAGTTGTGTATAATCCTTGCGACCCTTACCATTGCAAATTCTTTCAGTCGCTCCGTGATTGACAGGGGGTGCTTGTTTACATACACGTTGTCTACTATCTCGCTCAGTTTGTCGTACAGCGTCTTCTCTATATGTTCAATGTTGATATACATATCACTTTATCCTTACCATTGCCGCATTGTGCATGGCAACTATTGGCAACGTTCCGCTTTTCCTTGCAAGGTATTTCTCATATTCCACTGGGTGTCCGATGCGTATAGTCAGGAAATAGTCGGAATACAAACGCCTTTGTGACAGCATCTGCGTCAGCGCATCAAGCGAACTGCTTGATGAAAGGCGGACTGCACCGTGTACGTGTTTGTTTTCACGCCCGTCATAAGTCCTCGGCAAATCCACATCTTCGTTATATGCCACTTTCGCCCTCAATGGCGGTCTTGCTCCGCTTAAAGAGTCATACCCCTTGATGTATTTCGTGGGCGAAAAAGCGTATGCCATATATGATGTTATCGCATTGCCCGTAAAGTTCTTGAACGGTGGCGCATCGTGTGCGGTCTTTGCCACGATATGGGCTTTCGGAAAATACCTCGTTACAAGCATATCCGTTATCTTATCCTTGACTCTGGCCATTGCACGGCTGAATATGTCCACGTTAGAGCTTGGCATTCGTCCAATAGATGTCTGTTCCTAAATTTCCGCAGTTGACCTCAGTGACAAGTCCCTTGAAGTGTCCTATCCTGTCATCCACTTCCACAATATCTCCCGCCCTCGCCTGCACAAAGGCTGGTATTGAGAGCGTGTACTGGCTTGTGGTCGTAACCGATGTGGTTCTCGCACCTCGGGTGGTGTACTTTCGGCATTTGCCCTCATAAAGTATCACCTTTTCGCCCTCGCAGAAAGGCGTTTCGCCTACCATTCGGTAAATCACGCAGCTATGCGGATGTCTCGGATTGTCCACTACCATTGCCTTATCACTATTGAGTTCAACGGCATCTTCTCTCCCCATTTCTCATACAGTCTCTTAGCCAGAGAACGGTATGCCCTCTTGTCGGCTACGGCTATCTGATAACCGCCCTCGGTATGCTTCCAGCCTCCGTCACTGTCCTCTGTGTTGTTCTTGACACTCGGTGCAGTTGACATGAAGATGTAGAGGTCGGCAAGGCACAAGTCCAAAGTCTTCTGCTCAACGATACTCGCTGGATTGTCCAAGGGTATTCCCCTTTTGAACAATACCGATGCGAGGGTGGCATCTGGAATGTCCACCATAAAGTACCCTCGCAGGTATTCTTCTATGTTAAGAGGGAGTTTCATCGCTTACGCTGTTACCGTATAGATGAACATATACTTGCTCACGCTCGGTACAACCAGTGCGGTACATTCCGAAGTGATGTACTGCGTGTTAGTGTCTGTGTCAAACGTGTTCTTGATGACTGTTCTTCCTCCGTCAAAGTATGCGATGCGCGCCGCAGGGTCTGGCACTGCGATTGGCTCAACGGCCTTGATAGTGCCGAGCGTGCCTTGCGGAACGTATGCGATGTTCTTAGGGTCAAATGCGTCAATGGTAGTCTTGACAAGCGACTTCTTGCTCTTGTCATACTTGTCTACCACTGCAAGTGTGTCTCTTACGACAATCTTACAGCCTACGATACTCTCAATGGTAGAGCGTACTGCGTCCTCTGTGAGGTTCTGTGCGTAGTTGACCGCCATTGTCGCATCGGTAGCGTAGCCGATTTTTGAATAGCCCACCTTTTCAAGCACCTTGGTGTGGGTGAGCATATCGTCCCACAATGATTGCGAGATTTCAAACTGACCGACAGGAACACCCATTCTGGTCGCTTTCTTTCTCCAATTCTTCATGTCGTTGATTGGGTCTGACGCAGAACCTTGGTTGGCAACGGTATGTTCAGCACCTGTCCACCAGCGGGCGGTGGTTGCCAAGGTCTCCTTGTTTGCTGTCGGAATGCCGAAGTCAAACTTGATGCCGCTGATACCTTGCGGATTGTTCTCTGTGGTAATCTCAAACTTGCCAGTAGACACCACCTGCATACGCTGATAGGTCAACTCGTTGGCGTTGCCTTTAAGCAACTTGTCCGTTGAGTCAAAGAGCAACTTCAACAGCACGTTCTTTGCGTCCGCAGTGATGCCTCCGTAACGCTTCGCAAGTATCATCTGCTCACGGATGATTTTCTCATTCATCGCAAAGCCGTGTTTGAAGCGTGGTATCTTGTTTGTACCGATTACTACGCTCTCTTGGCTCTTATATGGTGCTGGCGAGTCAATGTCCACAAATGTAGGCAAAGTGGCTATGCCGAGTTCTTCTTGCAACTGTTGGTAGGTGAAATCTATCTGGATTTCATCATCCCAGTCAAAGCCGTCAGTCTGTGGAGTGTTGTACTTCTCCTTGAACTTGTCAACAAACACTTGGAAGCGTTGGCTGTCAAAACCCACACCGTTCGCCCCAAGCAGGTCATAAAAACTTTTATCTCTTGCTATCATACAAAATCAATTAGTTGGTTAAACATTTCATTCGGGGTCTACCTCTCTAATCAATGTCACTTTAGGGCAATATGCAGCCGCAGCCACTACCGCCCCATCATAAGCACATCTGTCAGCGTACAATTCCCCGTCAACAACCACGGCACAAGTGCCGTAGGTGTCACCGTCTTCCTTGACCACATCGTTCTCAATGTAGCCGATTACCAATTTGGCCTCGTTTGCCGCAGTCACCTCGCCTGCGTTTTTCAACACCGTGGCAACGTGCGACGCTGGCTTTAGCGACACTGGCGTACCTGCTTCCACGATGTCGCCCACAGCGAGTTCGCTGATGTCAATTGTCGCTCCGCTCTGGTACTTAGCGTTCACCTTACGCCACACGGTCTTTCCACCGCCATACTCTTTGTTCTTTGAACCGTAAGTGTTAAATCCCATAATACAATCTTTTAAATTTTACCTCTTTTTTTCATCTCCTCAAAGAATGTGTCAATGTCGCTGTTCGCTCCTCCGCCTCCGTTATTGCCCAAGCGAGGCGCATCATTTCCGCCACGGCAGGCCTTGTACTCGGCATCGTACAGTTTAAGGCACTCGTCCACGAGGTCGCTCTCATTTTTGCCGCTGTCCAGTTCCACGCCCTTTAGGCAGTTCTTCAGCACATACTCGTCCGTTGCGTTCTTTGCACGCATTCCTGCAAGTACGCTCTCTTTTAGGCGTTCCTGCTTGGCGACCGTGTCCTGTCTGTTCAACCGCTCCATAAGTTCGGTCATCTGCTTGTGCAGCTGCTTGATTTCCTCCGCACTTCCGTCCTCTGTTTTTTCCATAGGCTGTTGCTTCGGCTTGTAGTTCTTAACGAACTCCGCCTTTTCATGGCGCATCTGTCCACCCATTGACTTTAGAATGTTGGCGTGCGCTCCTATCAGTTCGTCCGTCACTTCCTCACCCAATGTCGGCAGTATGCCGTCAAGATATGCGTCAAGCGTGCGGCCAGAAATCCCGACCTCTCCGTAATTGCCCTCGGCATCGGGCTTTCCGATTGCCGACTGCACTTTTGTCAAAAGTTCTTCTTTCTCCATTTTTTACGTGTTTGTTTACCCTTAAATGATTGACATACAATCTTTTGCCACAAATATACATAAAGTTTTGTATATTAATGCCATTTGTATGCAAATTTTATTCATTTTTCTTATATTTGTGCATAATTATTTTATTCGTGGCAGAATTTAATTTTGACATAGCCAGAAACGGCTTCCCGATATTGGATTTCCAGACGATTAGCCAGTATCGCCAAGACGATGTGATGCATCCTAATACGCACAAGAAGATTGTGCAGACGGGAGGACAGGAAAACCTGCTCACCACTGATGCGGACATCACAATCTATGGCGGCATGCGCGGCGGCGGAAAGAGTTACGCTCTGCTTATGGACGCTCTCAACGACTGCCTAAAGAAAAACTTCCGCGCTATCATCATGCGTAAGGAAATGGGCGACCTCTCTGATTTGATTGACACCTCTAAGGACATCTATTCGGAGTTCGGGGAATACAACCGCTCCAAGGGCGATATGACTTGGAACTTCTTCAACGGCGGCTGGCTCACGTTCGGCTACTACGGTGACTCTTTTGACGACTTCAAAATCAGATACCAAGGCAAACAGTACGCTTATGTGGGAATTGACGAAATCACGCACATCTCGTTCAAGAAGTTCAAGTATCTGACAACCGTCAACCGTAACGCTTTCTTCATACGCAACAGGATTATCGGTACTTGCAACCCAGACCCCGACTCTTGGGTGGCAAGGTTCATTGACTGGTGGATTGATGACTACGGTCTGCCCATTCCAGAGAGGGACGGTATAACGAGATACTTCTTCTCCGACAGCGAGGAAGTGGGCGGCATATATTGGGGCGACACGAGGGAAGAGGTCTACCAGATGTGCAAAGGCACGATTGACCGCATCTCAAAGGGATATGAGGAGTTCGGCGACCCAAAGGACACGTTTATCCATTCGGCTTGCTTCATCGCAGGAAAACTGAAAGACAACAAGCAACTCCTGCGCTCCGACCCGTCTTATCTCGCCAATCTCGCCAACCAGTCCGAGGAACAGCGTGCAAGGGACTTGGAGGGTAACTGGAAGTACAAGAGCGTGGGCGACGACCTCATAAAGGTTGACGATATGGAGAAGTTCTACGACAATCCGATACAGGGTAAAGAGGGCAAGACCCATTGCTCTTGCGACATCGCACTGGAGGGCGGAGATAACCTCGTTATGGTGAAGTGGACTAACAACCTCCAACACATTGACGACATCTTCGTCTGTAATTACAGCGGTAAGCAGACCATCCCCGTGGTCAAGGAGAAACTCAAAGAGTGGGGCGTTCCAGAAACAAACTTCACTTACGACCTGAATGGGCTGGGGCAGTGGTTCAAGGGCAAGGACGGATATTTCCCTAATGCCGTGCCTTTCTGCAATACCGCTGCCGTTGACCCGAAACTGAAATATGTCTACAACAGTCTGAAGTCACAGGCGGCCTATTTGCTCGCCCAAAAAATAATCAACAGGGACATCTCCATTAATCCACACCTCCTTGACAGAAAGTTCTCGGGTAACGGGTATAGCAACGTGCCTCTGCGCGACATACTTATGCTTGAGCGAAAGGTCATCCGTCAGGACAAGGAAAACACTGACAGAGGTTTCGCCCTGCCGAAGAAAAAGACGATGAAAGCACTTATAGGCCACTCTCCCGACTTCGTGGAAGCCCTGCTTATGGCTATGATTTTTGAAATACAACATAAAGAAAGAAAAATTAAAGGTTTAGGTTTATTATGATACGAGATTTATTGACAAAGAGACCTTTCGTGCGCATAACCCCGACTTACCGAATTATGCAGACACAGACTGGACTTATCAGCAACATCAATGACGAGCCGTGTTCTCTCGGCTACCAAATCGTCAGCCAAAACGACTTCCGAAGCGAATTGTCTCCCTTTGGCCACAAAATCAACTCCCCTCTGTACTATCCTAACAAGATTAAGTATGACGAGGAACATAACCGCTACTTTGAACAGCAGGTGATAAGAACGGCTTTCCCTTTCCAGAAAATCATCCTTACACAACAACTGATACACCTCTGCGGCAACGACATCCATATTGAGTCAACAAACACCCTCGTTTCCGAAACCGACAAGGCTCTCACAACGGAACTGAAGAAAGGGTGGATGGATAAAAATCTGGAAATCGCTTTCTATGAACTCGCCAAGAGCGTCAAGGCCACTGGTGACGGGGCGGTCGTACTTTATATGTATAACGGCTCTGTCCGTTACAAGGCTCTCTCGTTCAACCTCGGTGATGTGCTTTACCCTCACTATGACTACAACGGTGACTTGGACGCTTTCGCCCGTAAATACCACGACTATGACGAGGACGGCAAATCTGTGACTGAATGGGTTGAAGTTTGGGACAACAAGCGTTTCTACCGCTTCAAAAAGTCAAACACTGGAATATCTGGCATTCTCGGCAAATTCAAGGAGTTCCTCGGTATGGACGGCTTCTCAATGACCGATGTATCGGCTCACGGCTTCAACGAAGTGCCTGTGGTCTATCATCGTGACGAGGGCGGTGCGTGCTGGAGCGACTCGCAGGACGCAATAGAGA